TGAAGGCCTCCTCCGGGCTCGCCTTCAGCTCGATGCGGTCGGACTTGATCTCGAGCAGCTCGGCCACCGCCGGCGGCAGGAGCTTGGCCCACCGGCGGCACTCGCCGAAGAGGGCGTCGAAGAGCTGGCTGGCCGTGGGGGCGGTGACGACCACCTTGACGGGCACGCGGGTGAGCATGAACCAGAGCATGGCCCAAGAGGCCACGGTGGACTTGCCCGTGCCGTGGCCGGAGCGGACGCTGATCTTGCGCTCACCGGCCGCCAGAAGCTCTAGGAGGCTGCGTTGCCACGGGTCGGGGGTGACGCCTAGGACCTCCTCCACGAAGGCCACAGGGGCGGCGTGGTAGCGCTTGACGAAGGCAAAGTACGGGTTTTCAGAATTTTTCATACGGTCCGTGTGGGGTTACGCAAGCGCCGACCCCCCGCCAGGGGGCACCCGCCGGGGGGGGTCTCGCGGGCGGCCGGAATCGCCCGCCGCGCTGCCCCTAGTGGAATCAGGCACTTACGCGCCCCCGCCGTCGAACAGGGGGGGATTGTCCGCAGGGCGGTCAAAAGGGGCACGAGTTAACATAATGGGTGTTATACGCACTACGCGCCGCAACCCCTTGCGAATCAAGCACTTGCGCCGTGCGCGCACTTGCACATCGGCGCGCAGGTGCGCTCGAGCGCGCGCGGATCGTCAGGCCTTGAGTTATCCACAGGTTATCCACAGAGTTATCCACAGGTTTTATGAGTCACGCGCGCGGACAGCGCGTCGGTCGACCCCTCTGCTGTCAGCTTTTCAGGCTCTTGAGTGCTCACCGTTCGCATCAAGTCGCGCACCGCAGCAAGGTGCAGCGCCGTCGTGTCGGTGATGCGGACATCGCTCTGGATCTTGTTCCCCCAGCGCTTCGGGTCCAGCCGTTCGGCCAGCCATTGCCTCGCACCCATTGCAACCCGCGCAGCGTTCGGGTCCATCTGCTCCTGCTCAACCCGCTCGGCCAGCGCCTCAATGCGCTCTGCGTTCACCAGGGCGCGCACATTGCGCACCATCTCGTAGCGCTCCATCAGATTCGGGTCGGCCTGCATCCGTGACCAGAGGACATGGAACGGGACCTCGCTGTTTGCGACGAACGATCGGAGCGAGTGTCCGTCAGCCAAATGAGTCCAGAGCTGCTCCCAGAAATCGGGAGACGAAATGATTTGATGCGCCTTCTCCCGCCTCGCACGCTTGATTGGTGTCCCTGCCATCAATCCCCCGCATGCACATATGTGCTGACATCTTCGTAGTCCATGTCATACCCATCTACCGGCACCACGTCGAAGTTAGACCAGCGCCGCTTCACAGGCTCGGGTCGCTCTTGCCGCGTCGCTCGAGGAGCCGGACGGTTGCGTATCTCCTCAGCGTAAACCCTGCGCCAGAGCTTCTCTGAGGTCGTGAATCTATGGCCGCAGGTCAGGCACTCCCGCCGACGCCGCGCCTCGGTCGGGAACTGGTAGACCTTCACGACCTCGCTCGGCTTGGAGCACTTTGGGCATTTCATCTTTCGGGCAGCTGCGGCTTGACCAGGTTGAGCCAGTCGTCGAGGCGTTGGATGACCAGGAACTCGCGCTTATCGCCCCGGCACACAACCGCCGGGATCTCGTAGGGCGCACACGCCGCGGTAGCCTGGTCGACCCACTCGTAGACCGCTATGGACTTCCTGCGCTTGACCTCGAGCACCCACCGAGCGAGCCGGATATCAGCGCCGCCGTCTCTGGCCTGCCCCAGAATGCGATTGGTCTGCCACCCGGTCGAGTCGGTGATGATCTTGCACACCTCTCGCTCGGTCTCGGCGCCCCGTTGTCGTTGTCGCAGTCCCATTTCAACCGTCCGCGGTCATGTAATGCGCTGGATGATACTCCGACCTTTTCCTTGCACGCCAATAATCTGGCCGCCTCGCCTCATCGACCGCATCCATCACGATGGCCGTGACCGCGTTCTGCTCGATGACCGCTCGGGCGGCGATCGCCAGCTCGTCAAGGGTATGCCCAGACTTCCTCGCCGCGAGCCGATGGTGCCGGTGAGGCAAACCGCCCGTGTTCTCAGTCAGGCAGATCGGGCAGAGCTTAACGGCCCTTCTCATTCGCCACCTTCCAGAGCAGGTTGATGCTGGGCGGCTTCTCGCCCCTCGCGTTCTCGGCAAGCTCTGCCGCCTCGGCGAAGGTTGAGGTCATCCCGAGCCACCGCGGAATCACCCGCCCGTCGGCTCCCATCCGCCAGACGACATACTCAACCTTGTCGCCCACCCGCTGCCCGCGGATACAGAACCGCCCGTCGACCGACACTTTGTCCCAGAAGTCGTCGTCGATCCACTCGAGCGGCCCCTTGTGGTCTAGGTCAATCTGCTGCTGGCTCATACCGGCCACCTCGGGTCGGTGCCGACCTCGCCCTTGGCGTCCTGGTAGTGGACGACCTTGGCGCCGAAGTAGGCTTGGAAGGTCTTAAGCACCCGGAACCCCTCCTCACCCAGCCCGTCGACCATCCTCCGGCCGAAGGCCGTGTCTGTCTTGGCTGGTTCAAGTTCCAAGGCCGGGTACGGTACAAAAGGTACGAGTCCTAAAGGACTCTCGTACCTTTCGTACCCGGTTCGTACGGTACGAACGGGTACATTTCGTACCTTTCGTACTTTTCGTACCTGATTCTGTCTCATTTTTGCCACAGTTACTTGCCCTCCCTCGACAGTTTGTAGCCCCCGACGGTGCCCGTCATGAAGGGCGAAAAGGCCAGCGCCTCGGCGGCTGCGTGGGCGGTCGTCTTGCTCATCGCCGCCTCCCTGCCGATCTGTCGCAGGTCCGGCAGCGACCAGATCATCTCCGAGTCGCTACCCTTCTGGCGCTCCCTCAGGGCCGTCAGCAACTGCCGCTGTGCCTTGCCCTGCGGCATAGCCTCGCGCTCCTTGCGCCCCGCCGCGGCGGTCTCGCGCATCACCAGCGACTTGACCCGCTCGCCGTACTTGTCGGCGCGCCCGAGATCGACCTCGGTGGCCTCGTAGGCGACCGGCGCCATGCTGGCGGTGTCCTTAAAGCGCTCGCGGGTGACGTTCACGACCATCGCCTGGACATCGGGCCGCTCGACGATGTACTCGGCGTCCGGGTTCGCCATGAGCGCCGACGCGCCCCGCGGGCGCTTGCTGTCGCCGTGGCCGCTGTGTGCGACGAGCAATACCGTGGCGCTGTACCGCTCCCGCAGCCCGATCGTGAGCTTCGAGAGGTACTCGGCCACCTCCTGGTTCGAATTCTCATCGAGCCCGGCGGAGAACTTGCTGAAGGTGTCCACGATGATCAGCGCCGGGCGGATGCCGGCCTCGTCGATGCCCTGCTGTAGCGACCCCATGTCCGACTCGGCGTTGAGGTTGGCGACCGACTCCAGCGCGAGCAGGCGCAGCTCGTCGAGGGTGCGCCCGTTGCCGTGCTCTTGCACCCACGCCTCGGCGCGCCGCCCGAGCCCTGCGCCCTCGCCCGACAGGATGACGACCGGGTTCCCGGCGGCGGCTATGCGCATCGCCCAGTCGAGCCCGATAAAGCTCTTAAAGCTCGCGCGCGGCCCTGCGAGCACGGCGAGCACATTGGCCTCGAGCACGTTGTGGATCAGCCAGGTAGCCTCGCGCCGCTCGGCGACGATCTCGCCGATGGATCGCAGGGTTAGCCGGCGACCTGTCGCGTTCGTAACGCCCGGCGATACTACCGCAGCATCCGGCTCACGCACTCGCTCCATGCCGCGCGCCTCTGGCACGTCGCCGTAGTCTGGCTCCGGCTCATCACGCTGCGGCGGCCCGATGCGCACCGCCTCCGAGACTGGCGCCCAGCCGCCGGCGCGGGCGGCGTTGAAGAGGCTCCCGAGGGTGACGCCGCCGCCGCGGTCGAGGTGGAACGACTGCCACCGGTACTCGATGTCGGCGCGCCCGGCGTAACTGGCCGGCAGCACGCCGGTGATCCCGCCGCAGCTCCACGAGTCCCAGAGCTCGAGGCCGTCGTCTGCGCCGCCTGATGCGTGGTGCAGCGCCATGCCGACCATCAACCAGGCGTCGTAACCCTCCGGGTCAATGTGCGCGATCGCCTCGGTGACGCGCGGCAGGTCGCGCTGGAAGTCCTGACTGGTACCAGGCCGAGGCGGCATCCTGGCCGCGACCTCGGCGGGCAGCTCAAGATCCATCCGGCGCTCGTCGATGAGCCCCGCCGGTAAGGGCTGCGCTTCTTCCATCGGCCCGCTCTGGCCGTAGTGGAGCGGCCACCAGATGACATAGCCGCCCTCGGCGCGGATGTCGAGCCCAGCGCGCTTGACCTTGCCCAAGACGACGGACGCGCCGCCCCTGATCTTGACACCAGCCGGCGCCTTGAAGAGGTAATGCCGCCCGCCGCTACCGCCGCCGGTCTGATGCACCCGCGTCTTGGTGAGGTCAGATTGGT